TAAGTTGTTAAAAGCGATTAATCGTTGCTAACGTGCCGAGTATATGAAATGTAGGCGACTACAATACCATTTGCCCGACATCAGGAAAAAGGTAGATTAAGTGGAATAACGGCTAAAACAGCACTTACTCGCCTATATTTTATATACTGTGTTAGCCACCGTTTTTATTATGGAAACACTAATTATTCTTTGCTTATTGGTTTTGCTGATTCATTACTACAACAGCTACAAACTTCATAAGCGAATGCACGAGTATTACAAAGATGAAGCAAAGAAGAATTTTGACGACTTTATCACGGTTGTAAAACATAACCACGAATTAGAGGATAAGCTAAATGGTGGCTAACTCGTTTATATGCGTAACGAATATAAATTCATAACGGTAAAACAGAACAACATGGCAGACATACAACAGAACCTAACTTTGATGCCTGTAAACTTAAATAGTGCCGTTTTAATTTAACTATTGACAAACGCAATTTTATGTTGTAATTTTGAAGGCTATGGCAGACGTTGGCAGACCTACTAAATACGATCCTAAGTACATCGAGCAAGTGTATAAACTTTGCTTGCTTGGTGCAACAGATTCCGATATGGCAAACTTTTTCAATATTTCAGAAGCAACTTTGAATAATTGGAAGATCGAATACCCTGAGTTTTTGGAGTCCATAAAAAACGGAAAAGAAAGAGCAGATGCAACGGTGGCCGAAAGTCTCTATAAACGGGCAAACGGATACGAGCATGAGGACATTGATATTAAGATGTACGAAGGCCAGATCATCAAAACAAAGCTGATTAAACACTATCCGCCAGATACAACAGCAGGAATATTCTGGCTTAAAAACAGACGGCCAAAGGAATGGAGGGACAAACAAGAAGTTGAACACTCCGGCAGCATGGAAGTGACAGGAATCACGATTAAGGTCAAAAAACCTGCCGATGAATCCTGAAGTTGAAACCATAGAACAATTCTTACCGCTTTTTGATTTAGAGGATCACCGCTACAATTATCGCTACCAAGTTTACTACGGAGGCCGCTCAGGCCGAAAGTCATGGGAGATTGCACGGGCTTTGATTGTCCGTTCAATGGTAAAGCCTATCCTGATTCTTTGCACTCGCGAAATACAAAACTCAATCAGTGATTCAGTGCTCAGGTTGCTTGAAGATCAAATCAAGCTGCTTGGCATTGGTCATTACTTTGACATACAGAAAACAACTATCAAAGGGCGCAACGGTTCGCAGTTTATCTTTAAGGGGTTGAACTCGGAAACTATAGACAGCTTAAAATCATTGGAGGGAGCTGATGTGTGCTGGGTTGAGGAAGCGCACAGTGTTTCAGAAAAATCATGGTCAATATTGATACCCACGATCAGGAAGCCCGGTTCACAGATATTCATTTCTTTTAACCCGGACCTGGCAACCGATCCAGTCTATCAAAGGTTTGTAATCAACACACCACCAAAAACGTACATTTGCAAAGTAAACTACACCGATAACCCGGACTGCCCGCAGGAAGCAAAGGACGAAGCCGAATATTTAAAGCGCGTCAATTACGATGATTACGCGCATATCTGGCTTGGTGAGGTTAGGCAGCATTCGGATGCGCAGGTATTCAAAGGCAAATACCGCGTTGAATCGTTTGATGTCGATGAATCGTTTGGGTACCCTTTGTTCGGGGCAGACTGGGGGTTTTCCGTTGATCCTGCAACGCTTGTTAAGTGCTATATCAAAGGCAGAACCCTATACATCCGAAGCGAGGCATACAAGGTGCAATGCGAAATTGACGACACACCGGCATTGTTTGATCATATTGATGATGCACGTTTGTACATGATCAGAGCAGACAGCGCACGCCCTGAAATGGTCAACTATATGCAGCGTGCCGGATTTCGGATAGAATCAGTTGAAAAATGGCCGGGGTGCGTTGAGGACCGTGTTAGTTTTATTCGCAACTTTGAGGAGGTTATAATTCACCCTGATTGCAAACATACTGCAGAAGAATTTAGGCTGTACAGTTACAAGGTTGATAAACGCACCGGAGACATTTTGCCGGTGTTGATTGACGCTAATAATCACTGCATTGATGCAATTGGGTACGCTTTAACGCCGTTAATAAAAATGCCGGAGGTTGTATTTATGCCACAAACCAGAAATAACAGGATATGAAAATACTTGGTTACACAATTGAGCGGGTGCAAAACAAGGTAACTGCACCAATGATTGAAAAACAAGGGCAGTTTACAATCAGCCTTTCGGTTGTCACAAGACGACCAAAGGACATCAGAGATTTTGTTACTGCCTTAGAAAAGGCAGAAAGCACAACAAACCCGCTCAGGTATCTGCTTTACGATCTGTACAATGAGAACCTGGATTATGTGCCACACCTTAAAGCGTTAGTTGAACTCAGGATCAACAAAATATTGCAGCGTGATTTGCAGTTCATCAAAAAGTCTGGCAAAGTTGACGACGAGATGACCGAATGGTTAAAGGCTCCGCAATTCAAATCATTTCTGACCGAGATTGTAAATACCCGTTTTTACGGTTACAGCCTGTTTGACTTTACAGCATACGCCGGTCAGGAATGGTTTAATTACGATCTGATAAACCGTAAACACGTTGACCCTATCCGCAAACTTGTACTGAAATATCAGTACAATCCATCTGGAGACAGTTACACGGATGAAGTTTACCGCAAATACGTAATGCCGATTGGTGATGAACGCGATTTAGGTTTGTTCAAACCGGCTGCACCCGTTTGCATCAACATCCGAAACTTAACCAGCGACATGATGAACTATGTCGAGTTGGCCGGTAACAATTTTACGATTACAAAGACAAAGCATAATGATCCGAGGTTGAAAAATCAGATCGCAACAGCCGTAAAAAACATCGGCAGTTCAGGAAACATAAACTTACCTGAAGGAGTTGCTGACATTGACATTCAAAATATGTCGAGTTCGCAGCAGAATGAACTGTTTACATCAATACATGATTTGCTAAATAAAGAACTGAGCAAACTGTTTATCGGCTCAACGATGGGAATTGAGGACGGCAGCAGCAGATCGCAGGCAGAAGTACACGAGAGGACAATGGGCGGTGTGTTTGAATCAGATGCAACGTTTGTCCTCGATGTTCTGAATTATGAATTTATTGATAAACTGCCATTGTTTAACAAACAGGCAAAGGGTAAGTTTATTTTTGCAGAATCCCATACAGAAGAAGACATGGCCGAACTTAACAAGGACGCAAAACTCAAATCGCTTGGACTGAACTTAACACCAGAATATCTGGCAGAAAAATACGGAATACCAATTGAAGCAATTAAACAAACAGCAGAACAAAATGATCCAGATCAAAATACACAAAACGAGTAAACGCCTTTCAACCGATTGGAACGAAATCAGCATCAGGCAGGCAATTGCAATCAGTCAATTAAAAATGCCTGAGCACGTGCAAACAGTTGAGGACATTGCAGACCCGGCTTCATGGGTTCTGTCAATTGACGCAATACGCTATGCCCGTGACGTTTTCAGTATCTTAACAGGTTTTGATGATCAGATTCTTGAAAAATCAAACGCTTATGACATTCTTAGCTACTTCAACCGCTATCTGATTCCGATCGTAACCGATTTGCACACGATCAGCCCTGTAACGTATAAGCCGACAGGAATACAGCAGTTTGTATTCAATGACGTGACATATCAACTGCCAAAATCGCTTTTGGTTGATTCAACCGTGTTACCGCTTCACTCAAGCAAGGCAATTGAGTTCGTCGAGAGTAGCAACATCATGGCCGTTATTGCTGAACTTGGCCGGGATGGGATCAAACATTTACCGTTATTTGTCGCAACTTATTGCAGGCCGGAAGGTGAAGAGTACAACGAAACAACCATTCAGAACAGGGCAAAATTGTTTGAAGAATTGCCGATGTCGGTAGCCTGGGAACTTTTTTTTTGCATTCAAGCGCTCATGCTGTTATCAGCGAATCATATCCTGAGCTTTACGGCAAAGCAGATAGCAAAACGCAAAGCGCAATTAAGGGTGCAGGGCTGGATCGTCTCCGTTACACGGCTTGGCTTTATAAGGTGGCTCAGTCGCAAATTGCCGGTACAGTTGAGCGAGTTAAATTAGTCCCGCTTTGGGACTTTGTTGATATGCTTGGTTATTTGAGCAAGGTTTCAAAGTTTGAAGAAATAATGATAAAGCAATGAACATAAAAGCCACATACGAAGCATTGCAGGCGGTATCCAACACCGTACTACCAACGTTTACTTTTTACGGGATGTTGAAAAGCCGGTACAATTCCGTTAAGCAAATTGCGGACAATACGATCATCGTTGAACCGCCCCGTCAATGGCCTGCCAACGCAAGAAACACATGTGAGGCACGGTTCACGGCAAAAGTGTGGCTGCTGATCAGGCAGTCAATTAAGCCAGCAACAGGCGGCGTAATGCAGTATCCGCCCTTTGACGAGATCGACATACGCGACACCTTGATGACCGCAGCACTGACATTCATCAACGGCATCAATCAGCACAGCAACTTACAGGTTTTATCTGATCTTAACGGGGATGGGGACTTAGTAACGCTTACTGATGCTGCTGAGGGCGGAACAACGAACATTGAAGCAATGGCCTATTTCACGATCAACCTTGCCTCATACGGTTCTTCCGGTTCGTTTGTGCCTGCTGTTTTCGCTCCGGGTTTGGCTTTTGTTACAAAGTACACGATTGAAAACGGGGATGATCTGCCGACAGGATTAACACCGGATATTCTATACATCAACACCGGATTAATCACCGATGACATCGAATCTGACCCGCTTGCAATTGATGTTCCAACGGAATACGTTTACGTCAGCATTGAAACGGCAATTGAAACAGGGAACCCGGTAACAGGCATAACATATGCAGAAGGTGAACTGACAGCAACAGGCAACGAAGCACCCGGATTCACAGCAGTTTTGAAATTTGAAAGATGGCAATTGTGAGCCTTGAAAACACATATCGCAAAATCGGTGAGTTGGTCAACCAGAAATGCGTTGATCAGTTTGCGTTGCAGGGGCATAAAATGACTGGAGCGTTTGAGGAATCTCTTGAACTGCTGACCGATGATAAAGGCGTTAGCTGCATTGGGAACACTTACGGGATTTATGTCAACGTTGGTGTAAAACCGTCAGAGATAAAACACCCGTTTGCGAGGGCAAGGATTGAAGGATTGACCCGTTTTGTTGAGTACAGAATGGGTTTGTCAGGTAAAGAGGCGGTTGGTGTTGCTTTTGCGATTGCCAGAACCCATAAGGAGGAAGGAATGCCAACACGGGGCAGCTATCAGTACAGCGATAACGGTAAGCGAACCGATTTTGTCGATGATGCAATTGAGCAGGCTGAACCTGAAATAATTGATCTGCTTTTTGATGAATTTGTATCAGGAATTGATGTACACACGAAAATAACAGGAAGGTAAACATGGCAATAACAATCAACACTCAACCGACAGAGGATAGTTTTGTAGCCGCAGCAGCCCCGGTTTGGATTGAAGCGGAAACGGATGCGGAGGAAACAACGTACACTATTACGGGTGTAGCTGATTCAAGCGGATCGGTTGAGTTAACTGCATCATCATTTACAGGTGTAGCAATTAACAATGTGCTGACTATATCCGGGGCAACAGGCGACTATGCCTATCTGAACGGCAGGCACGATGTTTTGTCGGCTGGTTCAACAACGGTAGTCATATCGGCCACGTATCAGGCCGCATCAACAGGCACACGGGGAACGGCTCAGATCACTCTGGATAAGTTTGCAATGGGTGTGCAGAATCAATATGACATTGACGGTGACGACACAGACATCGGCACTCACTATGTCCCATGGAAAATTGACGATGCGGTAAAGGACATGAGCCGGATCATTTGCGGGGTGTTTCAGTCCGCTTTTTCGCTTACGGCCGGCTGGACTTCCGAACTTAATAAGGGTGTATTCCGCATTGAAACGGCGGTTTTTGAAGCATCGGTAAAGGCAGATTACAGCCGCGTTGCAATTGACAGTGAGGTCGTACAGTGGTGGGCTGTCAGGTCTGCAATGCTGACCGGTAGGCTATTAGAGGCCGGTTATCAAAACAAGCTACTAAACGGAATAACAAACTACAAGGTTCATGCCGGGACAAAGATCATCATGTCAATGCTTACGAGTGAATCCGATGTGTCAGCTTACTACTCGTACAATGTTGGAGCAACAAACACGAACAACACCGTTGCGTTTACTACCGACAATTATAAGGGTAATTTTGTTTTTACACCGGTAGCCGGATCAACATCAATACAGCTTTACATTAAGGATTCAGGCGGTAACCGGATCAGTGAGATACTGACCGTTTCGCTTTTATCAGGATCAGGCTGCAATGTTTACCCGCTTTACTTCCTGAATCATTACGGGGGATATGACGTTTACGAATTTGTCGAGCAAACCGAAACAACAGCAACCGGCACACGGGTTGAACTTCGGGGTAACTTAACTGCGATGGGCAGCCTGATTGATAAGGACTATTCTACCGAAAGTTGGCATGAAGTAAAGTTGATTGGCCGCAGCGAAACGGAAACAGACCTGGCATATCTGAGGGACTTGTTTACATCGCCTGAAATCTACAATGCAGCCGGTGAGCGGGTGAAGTTGCTAAGTCCCAGTTTTGTCACACGGAATCGGGAAAACGTCACCCCGGAAGTCACGATATTAGTAAACAGGGGGATAACAATATGGTAAGAATCACACTCGACAAACCGTATATTCCTATTC